TTAATCCGCAGGTCCCTGGTTCGAGCCCAGGTCGGGGAGCCAAACATCGCTACTGTGAACCACGTCGAATCCGGCACGGTTCACGAGCATCTCAGGCCGGTATTCGATCCGGACGCCATGGTCTTCCAGCACGATCTCCTTGATGAACCCGGCGAAGAAAGTCCGCAGCTTCACAGGATCTCTGCTGCTCAGCACGACGTCGCGCAGCAGGCCGGCGGCGTTGGCGATCTCGCGCTCGTCGATGCGGATCGGGGCGTAGACCTCTTCCTCTAACTCGATCAGTTTTCCCTCCATCTGTTCCCGCTGCTGCTTCAGCTCGCGCATGCGCACGGTGAGGTCTCCAAGGTTGGGGGCGTCCTTGCCGTGCAGCTCCAGGATCTCGAACAGGTTGCGCAGGCGGGTGTCGGTGTGGCGCAGCTCGGCGGCAATGGCTTCGCGCCGGCGCGCGCGGTCCTTGATCCACTCGCCGGTGAGCTGGTGCAGCTCGCGCACGAATTCGAGCAGCCGGTCGCGCGTCATGATGCGGTCCATGATCTCTTCGATCATCCAGGCGTCGAAGTCGTCGGCGCGGATCCGGCGGTGACCGCAGCCGGATCCGCGCTGGGCGGCGCTGCAGTTGTAGTAGGTGTAGCGCCCGCCGTTGCCACGCGCGCTCTCGGTCGTCATGGCGGCCCCGCACGCGCAGCGCAAGACGCCGGTGAAGACCTGCAGGCTCCTGGCCGAGCCGCCACCTTCGACCGGAGCGCGCTCGCCGAACATGTCCTGTACCCGCATAAACACCTCCTCGCTGATGATGCCCCGATGGCTCGGGGTGATGATCCATTCGTCCCGCGGACGTTCCTTGCTCTTGCCGGCCGCGCCATATGTGCGGTTGAACACGACGAAGCCTGCATAGACCCAGTTCTTCAGCACCCATGTGAGGGTGTTCTTGGCCCAGCGCCGCCCGCGATTCAGCCGGCCGGTTTCGTTGAGTTGCAGGCAGATCGCCTTGCATCCCAGTCCGCGCAGGTAGAGATCGAAGATTTCCCGCACGGTTCCAGCCTCGGTCTCGTCTGGCACCAGCCTGGAGCGCTTGCCGGCGCGCTCGGCCTGGAATCCGAACGGCACGCGCCCCCCGTTCCAGAAGCCATCGCGCGCGTTCTTCATCATCGAGCGCAGCGTGTCGGCCGACACCTGCCGGCTGTAGTGCTCGTCGAAGATCTCCAGAATGGATTCCATCATCCACCCCGAATCTGTCTCGCTGTCGAGGTCGACGCTGACGTAAACCACGCGGCACCCGGACTGTTTCAGTTCCTTCTTGTATAGCGCGGCGTCGAGCTTGTTGCGCGCGAAACGCGATGTGCTCCAGCAGATGAAGAAATCCACCTGGTGCGCCCGGCAATAGCCGACAGCATCACGGAACGCCGGCCGCTCGTCCGTCCGCCCTGAAATGCCGTCGTCGCGGAACACCCGCAGCACGTCCGCCTCGAGCGCCTCGGCCTTGCGACGCCCACCATCGATCTGAGCGTCGACCGAAATGCCGTCGTCCGCCTGGCGCACCGTGCTCACCCTGCCGTAAATCACGGCCGATTTTCGACTCATGCCACAGATCCTATTTCTTGTTCGCCAGGTTGGATATGTGACGCTCGCTGATCTCCTCACCCAGCTGGCGCTTCAACATGTCCCGGATCGTCGCGCACGGCACCTTCAGCGCCGCCAGCGTCTCGATGTAGCGGTTTCGCTGAAACCTCAGGTATGAGCGGTAAGGGCGCAGGTGGGACTTGATCATGTTGTCCTCATGCAGTGAATCGTCCGCATCGAGGATCCGCCACATCGCCAGGAATGCGTCGACGCCGATCGCCTCAGCCACCTGCAGCCAGGTTCGCGGAAGCCCCATCGACGTGAGCTCGTCGAGGCGCGGGTCGCGTTTTTTTTGGTCCGCGGCCGGCCGAAATTTGAAAAAGCCGCATGTATCCTGGTACCCACCCCCCCCGGCGGGGGGGAGGGGGTTGGCCTGCCGACCCCCCACCCCCTGCTGCAGGCCACCGACACCCCCGTCCACCTGGTCAGTTCCGTCCGCTGAATTGCGCTTTTCGTTCTCTGCATCCATCCCCATCGCCTTATTCTCCCGTCTCTGAATTGCGCTTTCTGGCATACCACGCCATTCGCTAATTGCGCCGGGCTGTAGATTTAGCCCGGTTTTCCGTCGAGTTTCCGACACCCCCACGACCCTCTAACTCCACCCAGTAACGACGCCATTCCCTAGTAGATATATCTACGGTCGGAGGGTCGCCGACGATGCGTTGCGCCGGGCTACAACCGAACGAGCGCGCATCGATGCGGCTCACTTGCCCTCGCCCTTCCTTAACCGCTTCAGCAGGTCCGACACCGGCGTGCGCATCTTCGCCATTGGGTTGGCCCGGTCTGATTCGCGAGTCAGCTTGCGCGTGGCCAGGTGGGTGTAGATCTCCGTGCTCTTCGGGTCGGCGTGGCCCATCAGCTTCTGGCGCACCAGGAGATCGACGTCGCCCTCGGCCAGCTCGGTTCCGTAGAGGTGGCGCAGCGCGTGCGGGTGCAGCTGCTCTTCAGGGATCCCGGCGCGGCGGCCGTGGCGGGCCACCAGATCGATCACCGCGCGGCGGTTCATGCGCCGGCGCTCGCCGTGGTATTCGTGCGGCGGGCAGGTGCGGTTCCTGGTCGACACGAACAGCACCTTGTCGCCGCGGCCGATCTCGCGGTCGATCTCCTTCAGCTCCGGGTGCTCGAGATACAGCCGCAGCAGCAGATCCGCCTCCACCGGCACCGGGATCGCCCGCGTCTTCTTCCCTTTCTCCTCCACCCGCAGCAGCATGCGCGGCTTGCCGTCCACCTCTTCCTGCACCAGGTTGCTCTCGTTCAGGCTCACCAGGCCGCTCGCCCGCAGGCCGCAGCCGATCAGCATCCCCAGCATCGCGCCGTCGCGCACCCCCTCGAACGTCTCGAAGTCCGGCGCCCACATCAGCCGCTCCGCGTTCGCCAGCGTCATCAGCCGCGGCAGCCGCTTCGCCGCCCTGGGGTAGCTCACCCCCTCCGCCGGGTTCGTCTTCATCCGGCCCGACCGGCGCAGCCAGGCGTAGAACTCCCGCACCGCCGCCACGTGCGTCTTGCGGCTCGCCGGATCCAGCCCCTGCTTGTGCAGCCACGGCCCCGTGAAAGCCAGCAGCTCGTCCGTCGACGCCCGCAGCGGATCAGCCCCCGCCAGAAACACCTCCAGCCGCCCCAGCGCCAGCCCGTACACCTGAGCCGTCCTGGCCGACCGCCCTTGGTTAGACTGCTTGAAGGCCAGAAAGCCCTCGATCAGATCGCGCATTTCGCTACCTTCCAAAGTACCCCCAGGCATTTCTTGCCGTGGATCCGTGGATCGCCCCATTTCGCCACATAAGCCATTGATATACAAGCAAAACACTTCCACGGGTTTCCACGGAAAACCCGTGGAACCCGTGGAAAACCCGTGGATGAAAAAATAGGCAGTTGTTCAAACCCGTGGATAAGCGTTCCCTGATTTACCTCACTGCCTTCTCTTTCTTCTTCTTTCTTATCAATTGGATAGAGAGAGAAAGAAAGCGTGGAGCCGAAAACCCTACCCGTGGAAAAAACAGGTGAAACCGTGGAAAACGGAGGTAGACCCGTGGAAAACGGAGGCCGACCCGTGGGACCAACCGCTTCAGGAATCAAGGACTTAGCATCAAAAACACTGATGATCCACGGGTTAGCGCGACCATGCCCCCCAACCTTTTTGGCAAACCGCCGCGGGCAAAAAATTTTTTGGGGTGCGGGGTGCGGGATGGAGAGGGTCATGCCTTCGGCCCCGGCAACAGATTGGAGGTCTGCGCGTGCTCGAGCACCGTCTTCCCGTTCGGCAGCAGCATCTGCCCCAGGAACGCCCCCTCGAAGGTCAAGATGCCCGTCTCGATCGCCGTCACCTGGCCCTTGATCCAGTCGCGCAGGATCGAATAGACCGCCACGCTGGCGATGTCCAGCGCCTTGCGCTCGTGCTCGACCTTCGTGCAGCGCGTGCGGTGGCTGTATGGGTGCTCCTTCAGCCATGCCATCGCATAGCCGCGGATCGACGCCTTCACGCTCACCGGCTGACTACGGTATTCGAACTGCACCATGATCTCCTGCGCCTCGTCGTCGATCATGCTGCCGAACCGTGAGCAGCCAAAGCCGCGCAGCAGCTTCTGGATCTCGCCCAGCGCGCGCTCTCCGCTGGTGGTGTTTTCGTATGGGAGCGGCATCAGGCGGTCCTCCTGGTTATCTGTTCGAGCGGGCTCGTCACGCCCGCCGCGCCACGCTCCGCCACGTGCGTGTAGATCTGCGTCGTGCTCACGTCGGCATGGCCAAGCAGTTGCTGGATGGTGCGGATGTCGGTCCCCGACTCCAGCAAATGCGTGGCGAACGAATGCCGCAGGGTGTGGGCGCCCAGGCGCTTGGTGATCCGGGCCGAGATCCGTGCCGCCCGCAGCGCCTTCGACACGGCGGTATCGTGGATGTGGTGCCGGCGGAGCTCGCCGGTGCGCGGGCAGGGGCCAATCTTCGATGCTGGGAAAACATACTGCCAGCCGAATTCCTGCGCCGCGCGCGGGTACTTGCGTTCGAGCGCGTGCGGCAGGTAGACCGATCCGTAGCCGTTGGCGAGGTCGCGGGTGTGCATGCGTTTCACGGCCTCAAGGTGATGGCGCAGCGGCTCGGCCACGCTGTCCGGCAGCATCACTGCCCGGTCCTTCGCCCCCTTGCCGTCTCGCACGGTGATGATCCGGCGCGCGAAATCGATGTCCTGCACGCGCAGCGACAGGCACTCGGCCAGCCGCAGGCCGGCGCCGTAGAGCAGCGCGGCGATCATCCAGTGCATGCCGGTCATATGGGAGAGCAGGCGCGCCACCTCGTCGCGCGACAGCACCACCGGAAGATGGCGCGGCAGGCGAGCCGGATGGAACCCAGAGAAATCACCGACCTCCTCCTGCAGCACCTGGCGGTAGAGGAAAACGATCGCGTTCAGCGCCTGGTTCTGCGTCGACGCCGACACGTCGCGCTCGCGCGCCAGGTGCGTGAGGAAGCCGCGCACCTTGTCCTCGTGGCTGCCGCCCGGATTGTCGCGGCACCAGTAGGCGAAGCGACGAATCCAGCCGAGATAGGACTTCTCGGTCTTGTAGGCCATGTGCTTGAAGCGCAGCACGTTCCGCGCGGCCTCGATGGTCTGTGTCAGGTTCATGTGATGGTTGCCTGTAGGCTTATGAATCTCTGTTATGCGTCAAAAGTCGCCATGCGCTTGCTGCCACGCATGGAACCTGTCCGTTGCCAATGGCGCGCAGTTGGTCCATCCGCTTGGCCACCCCATCAGAGTCAATCGGAATTTCACCGACCGCACCAGGTCCGGGCGGCCAATGTCCACAATCTGGTCGCACAAGTTGGCTACGTGAAGCCGCCCATTCTTGCCGCGCTTGATCCGGTTTCCCTTGCCGCTCTGCCCCTTGCCGTCGCGCGTCGTTGGCGTCTGCCAATATCCAAATTCGCTCCCGGTGCTGCGGGGCGCCAAGTGCGTCTGCTCCAAGCACTCCCCATCGCGCATCGAACCCCATCTCGGCCAAGTCTCCGAGAACTCGTCCAAGCCCTCGATCAACGAGCATTGGCGAGTTCTCCACGAACACGAATCGCGGTTCCACTTCGCGAACGATCCGGGCCATTTCCAGCCACAATCCGCTGCGCTCGCCGTCGAGTCCGTCGCCTCTGCCGGCGATGGAAATGTCTTGACATGGGAACCCCCCTGACACAACATCAATTCGCCCGCGCCAAGGCTTGCCGTCGAAGGTTCGCACGTCGTCCCAGATCGGGAAGGCTGGCAGCAGTCCGTCGCGCTGCCGGGCAAGCAGCACGCTTCGGCAGTAGGCATCAAGCTCAACAGCGCATCGGGTGCGCCAGCCAAGCAAGTGCCCTCCCAAGATGCCGCCTCCTGCCCCTGCAAAAAGTGCCAACTCATTCACTTCCGTCCTTTCAGGCGCCGTGTCACCAGCGCCGACTTTTGTACCGTTGCCGCATAACACGGCGGTCGAGCTGACCTTGCGCAAGAAGCCGCGCAAGTCAGCTCACCTCAGCGTTGGCCGTCTTCATCACGCGAACAGCCCATGCTGTTCGTCGTGCGCTTCAGCCGTCGCTGTTTTCAGTGAACGGTTGTATTCCTCGAATGGTGCGCGCTTCCATACCCAGCCGTTCGCCCAGCGTGCTACGTCTTTCAACTTCTGCGCCGTCCAGTCGTGGCGCACCCAAGGCTCCTTGGTTAGCGCATTTAGCTTCATTACCGGCTGCACATGGGGTTCGCATCCAGCCGCGATCACTTCCTTAATCCGCTCCATGCACTCGCCATATGGTTCGTTTCCAACCAAGACATAAACCCTCTTCCGGCTCGATTTTTCTCCGTCAAGCATTTTCATCACCCGCAGCACTTCGGCGCGTTCCTTTGTCTCGTCGTAGGCAAACCGCCACGGGCCGCGCCCTGCATTCACCAGTGGCGCCCAGCGTGCGTAAACATCGGGCGTGAAGGTCTGAGGCTCAAAACCAGAATTAGCATCGAGCAGTGGCACGCCGGAAGCGTGGTAGCGGTCAATGATGTGCTGCTGATAATCGGCAGGAAGCGCAGAAATATTGTTGTCGCAGAGAATGGGTCGCGGAGTGAAATCCGGGATGAACGTAAATTCCTTCCCTTCCATTGCAGGGACAATGCAAAACCCACAACCAACTGGGCAACCGCGGCTGGCAAACGTCGCCATCGGATTGTGCCTTGTCACCGCCTCCGGGTAGTGGGTGCCTATCTCCGCAACGTCCGCCAGAACGTGCTTCATCTTCACCAGAAACAGGGCGGGGCCTCCAGCAACAACACGCTTACCGAGCGTTTTGGCAAAGAGCGCCATTGAGTAGGCGCGATCTAGCTCCCAGGTGAATGCTGCCGACAAATAGAACGTGTCGCCTTCCTCCCAGGTTGCCAAACCACCAATCCACTTTCCTTTAACCATCATCACTCCGTAGTAACCACCATCCGGCCAACCAGGCGCTCAAGCGCGACCTTCGCGGCTATCGCCGCTCAGGCCGCTTAGCTCTGCGTTGGGCTCGCCCGTTAGCTCTACGCTGTGCACCAGTTCAGCCTGAATCCGTGCGCGCAGTTCGTGTGGCATTGTGATGTACTGAGCGACGTCCCACGCCTTGATGTCGGCTATCAGCGCGCGCATCCGCTCGATCTCATCGGCCTGCTGTTGCAGCACCAGCGCCGCTTCCCTCGCGTAGTCGCCATAGGCCGGTATCTTGTCTGCCAGCCAGTAGGCTCTGTCTTTGCCCTTCATTCTTCGCTCCTGTTCTGGCCCAATCTCTGTTGATCTCAATGCCCATACCCCTCCCGCTCCACACTCGGCCCCGCATACAGCCCGTACAGCCCCAGCTGCTCCATATCGATTCCCACCAGGTGGGCCTCGCGGCGGCCGCGGATGGTCTTCTCGAACTCCCGCGACCGGCCGTCGTGGTCGGACACCAGCACGCCCGCCTCGGTCAGCTGGCGCTTGAACACCCGGTCGCTCTTCACCGGCAGCGCGTTCCATTTGTCGCGCAGGCTGTTCGTGTGGGCGATGTGGTCCATCACGTGGCTCGTGCGCACCAGCAGCACGTCGTGGCCGTTGTCCGTGTCCCAGGCGAAGGGGTGGCGGTAGTTGCCGGCCGAGATCTCGCTGAGCAGGATCTCGAGGATCCACACCCACGGCTCGCGGTCGGCCACCGTCTCGCTCACATGCTCGTTCATCACCGCCATCACGTCGGTCTCGAAGCCGCCCATCGCGTGGTCGGCCCCGGCGAACTCGCACAGCAGCCGCCAACATGTCACCAGCGCCGCGTAGTTGCCCGCCATGCGCTTCGCGCCGTCGTCGTTGCGCGCGCGGCTGTGGTCCTGGCAGTGGCTGCGCAGCTCGTTGTACGTCTGCATCACCTGCGCCTTGTTCAGCGTCGTCAGGAACTCCAGCCACTGCCGCACCGGAAAGGCCGGCAGGTCGTCCGGCATCATCGGGCCCTTGTCCTTCAGCACCGTCTGCACCACCTTGCCCAGCAGGCTGCGCACCGGCACATCCTCGCCCGCCAGCAGCACCGGAGCCGAGAGCAGGTATTCCGTCATGTCCGAGCCGCGACGGCTGAGGGTGTACTGGTAGTTCTCCTGCAGCATGCCCACCGCCTTGTCGATGATCTCCTGCTTGCGCGCCGAGAGTTCCTCCCAGCCCACCGGGTGCGACGTGTGGCTGATCGACGTCAGCAGCCTGAACTCGGTCTGCAGGCTCTGGCCAGAAAACATCGTGAATGCGATCGTCCGCTCCAGCCGCTTCACCAGCGTGGATTTGCCCGCCCCCTTGCGCGCCTGCAGGATCATGTGGGGCCAAAAACCCAAAAAAACCTTCAAATGCCCGCCAAGGGCCCAAACCAGGGCAAGGAGCGCCGCATTGCGTTTGAACGTGGTTTGATATGCCTGCATCACTTTTAACGCATCCTGACGCGATCCAGCGGGGAAGGTCAGATTGTGGTACGGGCACTGCTTGTCCGGCTCCGTGAAATAGCAGTCCGGCCCCTCGTTCACCGTCAGCGCGCCGTTCTTCCACGCCAACCCCACGAAGTTCACCGCGCTGCGCGCACCCAGGTGCGCCGTCCGCTCCAGGATATTCACCATCCGCAGGAAATTGCTCTGGTCCCACACCGGGCCGAACTTCTTCCACTGGTCGATGTTGTGCAGCTTCTCGTCCTCCAGCACCCGGCGCAGCAGCTTCGGCCCGTGCCGCGGCGCCTGCACGCTCACCGCGAACATCACCGTCGGCTGCGCGTCCGCGTCGCCCGTCATCACGCTCGTCGCGCCGGCGATCGACACCCGCGACACCGACGCCACCCGGAACCCAGCCAGGTCCTTGAAGATCGGTGTTTCCGTCCCCGCCTCCTCGTCCTTCTTCACCTCCGTCACGATCGACGTGAAATCGTCCTTCACCCGGTAGCGCCAGTAGCGCGCGAAATCGTGGCCCGGAAGAAACACCCGCGGCCGCCCCGGCGCATCGCTGCTGCCCGGCAGCCCCTGGATCAGCCAGGGCTCCACCTTCTTCAGCGCCAGCCCCAGCTCATAGGCCCCCTGCGCCTGCAGGAAGTCGTTCAGATCGTTCACCTCCCACTCGCTCTGGTCCACCAGCATCGACGCGATGTTCAGCCCGATCAGCAGCTCGTGCAGCAGCCACGCCGCCTCCGGCCCCGGCCGGTGGCCCGCCTTCTGGTGTCCATCGGGAAAAGGCTCATCGTTGTCCATGCAGATCAGCGCCCGCTTGCCCGCCAGCCAGCGCCAGTCGATCGCCCCCACATTCAGCCCGCGCACCGCAAAGGCCGCATAGCCCGGCAGGTTCGCCGTCTCCACGCTCAAGGCATTGATCGGGCTCTCGCACACCACCACCGTGTGCGCCGAGCGCAGCCGCTTGATGTCGCTCGTCCACCCGTAGCCGAACTTCTCCCCCTGCGTCTGTGTCTTCACCCCGCCATTCAGCGCCGGGTCCAGATAGCGCATGTCCACCGCCACCACATGCCCAGGGTTCAAGGTGCGCACGATGAACGCCGCCGCCGGTCCCCCGTGGCCAGGTTCCCCCTCCGGCGCCTTCGGGCTGCGCCAGTCGTTGAAGCCCACGCTGCCCTTCTCCATCGCTCGCCGCGACACCGCCTCAGCGATCCCGCGCCCCGTCAGATACTCCAGCGCCGGCAGTCGGTTCTCCAAGCAACGGTCCGCGATGTACTCCACCGTGCTCTTTGGCCGCTGCGGCTCCGCCGCCGCCTGCCGTTCCAGCGGCCAGCCATACAGCTCGTGCAGAAACCGCACCGCCTCCCCCGGCTCCGCGAACCCCTTCACATACATCACCAGATCGATGCACGACCCGCCCGCGTCGCCGCTCCAGTCCTTCCACGCCTTGCCGCTGTTGAAAATCGACAGGCTCGGGCTCTTGTCATCGTGGGCCGGAGAATGCCAGTTCGCCTTCTCCCCGCCCTTCCCCCTGCGCATTCCCAGCTTCTCCGCCAGATCGTGCAGATCGATGCGCTGCTTCAGTTCATCTATCGACGCCATTCAAAAGGCCCAGTGTTGTCTCGGATCGGCTATTACCGCCTTGCCAGTGTTTTCGTTGCCGGCGATCCTGGTTTGCTCATGCCGTCCCCCTGATGAGTCCACGGGAGGGAAAGGCTAGAGAGGTCGGTCGTACCCGGGTAGCCGTCCCGGGAGAAAGGAGATCGCCCCCGCCGTTGAAACCGTCACCCGGTCGCGTAGACCACATCCGGCGTGCACGCAAAGCGCACCCCGGATCGATGCACCAACCGCCACACCAGCTGCGCGCTCCCCCGCAGCCGCATGAAATCCAGCGTCCAGCCATCCCGCGCCAGCGCCGCCAGCGCCATCACCCGCGGCCCGTACCGGTCGCCATCGAAATCGAACGCATGCTCAGCCCCGCGCTCGGACCTCAACACCTCGTCAACCTCGTCCCACGGCACCGGGCACCCGTCCACCAGCCCCGACAGATCCCCCGCCGCCCGGTACATCGGCACCAGCAGCACACTCCCATGCAGCGCCGCCACCACATGGTCGAACGCCCGATACAGCCGGCCGTCGCCGGAAAAGTTCGCCAGCCGCCCCGCGTCCACCAGCGGAAACATGTTCGGATGAGCCATCATTCAAAAAGCCCCCCCCTGGCGCGTCATGTACAGCGTCCGCCGCCCGTAGCGCAGCGCCTCCACCACCTGCCCCGCCACCAGCGAATCCAGCGCCCGGTACACCGACGAGCGGCCCAGCGGAACCGCCGCCACAATGTCGCGCGGGCGGTAGAAGCAGCGCGGGCGCAGGGCCGCGAAGACCACCTGCTCGGCACTCAAAACACGCTCCTGCACAACTCCAGCGCCTGCTCATCCGTAAACCCCTCGGCCTTGAGCGCATTGAACTTGGCGCGATGCAGCGCCGCCATCAAAGCCACGTGCTCCACCAAAACAGGCAGGTTCGCGCGCAGGTTGCGCACCGCCTCGGCGGAGCCGTTCTTAACCCCGCCACCAGCCAAAACGTGGATGTTGTCTTTTTCGCTCATGCCGCCACCCCGTTCAACACCTCGCCCCGCGCCGCACGCCGCCGCACCTCCAGCATCGCCGCCCGCGCTCCGTCGCGCGTGATCGCCCCGGCGTGCGCCTCGTGGATCTCCACCGCCCGCGCCAGCGCCCGGTAGGCCGGGCCATCGAACCCCCACTTGCCCGCACGCTGCCAGCGCTCCCACACCCGCAGCAGCGCATCCTGGGCCGCCAGAATGTCCGGCATGTGTTCCGCCCCAACCCCGCGCTCGCACAGCACCATGCTCACATTCACCGCCGCCGCCAGCGTGTGCCAGTCGTTCTCGACCGGCTTGCCGATGCGCAGCCGCTCGATCGCCAGATGCACCGCCAGCCCCAGATCGTCGCGCTGCGCCTGCGTCAGCGGCTGCTGCATCCCGATCGCCTGCAGCCAGGCGCGTGGATCACGCTGGCCCGTCTTGCCGTGAAAACCCTTGCCGCGCTTCTTCATGCCGCCCCCCGCTTCACCAGCTCGCGCTCGATATACCAGCGCGCCTTGCGCAGATCCTCGATCGCGTCCGCCTTCAGGTCGGCCCGCCAGATGTACTTCACCGCGTTGCCCAGGTTGAAGCCCATGTGCTCCGTCACCTGAATGCACTCGATCCCGCTCGGGTGGCTCGTGTAGTGCTTCGGGTGCTCCACCGGATCGTGTCCGGCTTCCGGCATCGCCAACCCGGCGTCATAGATCTGCGCCGCCAGCGTGAGCCGATCCGCCACCGAGCCCATCGCCGTCTCAATCGCCGGCCCCAGCGCGGGCGCCACGGGGTCGCCCAGAAACGACGGCACCGCGCAGCCGGGCGCCGCACCCGCCTCCGCCGCACCACTGCTGCCCCCGTCATCGGGTGCGGGCGGCTGCGCAGGCGCCGCCTTCTCCGCCTTCGCGCGGCCCGCGGCCGTCAAGCGGTAAGCCGGCATCCCAGTCACATCGTCACGAACCCGATCGGCCAGCCCCTGATGCTTCAGCTGATAGACCGTGTTCATGATCGCGTCCTTCTTCATCTTCGGATGCGCGTCCACCAGTTCGTCGGCCGTCATCGCCCCGTTGCGGAGCAGACCCACCAGGATTTCATCGCTCTTGCTCACCGTGCCTCCCTATTGTTCTATCAGTGATGCGCCGCGGCGCTCCGCACCAGGCGGCGCAGCCCCGCCAGCGTGCGGCGCTTGCCCACCAGCACATTGCACGGCGCCGCCTCCCGGTAGAGCAGGAACGCATCCCCCTTCTCCACCACGAACAACCCGGCCGCGCGCGCCTCGCGGCGCAGATCGTGGATCAGCGCCACCTCCGCATGCGTCGTCAGATTCATGCCTCGCCCCCCTTCTCCAGCCGCTCCTCGCAGGCATCCTCCAGGCTCAGAATGTCCGCGACCACGAACGCGATCCCCGCCGGCGCCAGCACCACCCACAGCAGAAAATCCGGCACGCTCATGCCGTGCCCCCCTTCAGCCGCATCCAGCGGATCTCGATCCCGTAGCGTTTCGCCGTCCACTGGCTCCAGTACGGCCCGCACACCGTCTCCATCCCGCCCAGCTGGTCGCAGGCCGGCGAGTAGTCCACCACCACCCGCTGATTGCGCAGCCGGTCCGCCTCCACCGCCACAATGCGGATCCCCAGGCGGTCCAGCGTCTGCACCGCCACCACCAGCCCGCGTGCCGCGTCGTGGATATCGCAGTTCTCCGGATTCATCGGATCGTCGAGCCGGCGCGCCCGCAGCGCCACCGCGTTCATGCCTTCCTCCTGCGCTTTTCAAGGCCGTGCCGCGTGATGATCGTCTCGAAAATCCGGTTGCCTTCCTTGAAGAAAGCATGCGGCTCGCGGTGCGTCTCATGGCACAGGTGCAGCACATTCATCAGGTGCGAGAAATGCAGGTCGTCGAAGATGAACAGCCGCGACACGTCCGCCTGCACCCGATGCCCGTTGTACAGGCTGGCAAGAAAGCGGGCGGTCGCCACCGCCGTGCTGTAGTCCCCGTGCAGCGCAATGTCCACGCACCACTTCAGGCTCTGCAGGCAGTCCTCCAGCTTCTCCGTGCGCACCGCCTGGCCGCGCTCCCACTCGTCGCTGTTCATGAAGGCGTGCAGCTTCTCCAGATCGCGGCGGCGCACCTTCAGCGTCACCTCGCACTTCTGGTCAAGCAGCGCCTCGTGCTCCGGCGTCGTCTCTTCGCGCAGCGGGTTCGGTTTCAGTTCGGCCTCGCTCATGCCCCGGCCCTCCCTTCGTACTCCCGGCGCAGCGCCCGCTTCGGCAGCCGGCCGCCGTCCACCGCGCGCAGCGCCTCGTCCAGATCCTCTTTGCTCATCCGCGTGTACACGCCCGTGCTCGAGATCGACGCATGGCCGAGCGCCCCCTGCACCACCCCGCGCGGGTCAGCGCTGGTGCTGCGGCGCATGATGTTCATCGCCCGCGTGTGGCGCAGCCAGTGCGGGCTCACCCCCTCGCCGATGCCCGCCGCCTTCGCCCACAGCGCCAGCCGCTGCTCGAACCCGCGCGCCGACATCCCCCCATGCTTCCGGCTCATCACCAGAGCCCCCGCCGCCAGATTCATGAACCCCTGCTCCCGGCGCACCGCCAGCAAATCGGCCAGCGCCCGGCGCACCGGCTCCGTCACCAGATAATCGTGATCCTGCCGGCCGCCCTTGCGCCGTTCCTTCGGCACGAACAGCCGCCCGTTCCGAAGCGCCGCCTCCGCGTCCCCAACCGTCATCGTCACCAGCTCATTCAGCCGCATGCCCGTTCCCTGCAGCAGGCGTATCCACGCCGAATCCCGCCGTGGCAGCAGCCCCGCCTCCCGGCTCACCGCGCGCAGCAGCGCTCCCTGCTGCTGCTCCGTCAGATACCGCTTCATCACACACATGAATCGCTCCTCGACCCGTACCAGATGAGCCAGGCGACGGGCACGGGACCACCCAGTTCGCCAGCAGAAAAAAAGCCACCGTCATCGCCGGCACCCCGGCCGCCAGCACCAGCAGCCAGCAGGCCATCCAGCGCAGCGCGGCCTTCACCCCTCCACCTCCGGCTCCGGCGCCGCCTCCGGCAGCGGCTTCAGCAGCCGCGCCTCCAGCTCCTCCCGGAACACCCAGAACAGCGGCTTCACGAAATTCACCTCCTGCCCCGGCTGCAGGCTGTGCGTCACCCCCGTGATGCCGTGCTTCGTAAGCGAGGCGGGAATCGGTCTAGCCATCGATCAGCCCCTCCAGACGGCCGCACGCCTCGCAGATCGCCGCGATGAACTGATGCGCCTCCGCCTTCACCCTCGCGTGCTCCGCGCGGGTATACCGGCGGTCCGCCATCCCCTCCGCGATCGCCCGGTGAAAATCGCCCCCCTCCGCCCCGATCGCGGTGATCAGGTCGAGCAAAGCGGAATCTGAAATCCTGGAAAAATCGGGCAGCGGGAAACACACCTCCCCCAGCGTCGAGGCGAATGCGTGCAGGATCCGGTGATCGCCCGTCGCCAGCGACACCAGCACGGCGTCGCCCAGCGTCGGCTTGTGATGCGACGACTCGTTCGTGTTTGCCTTGTTGTACAGCGTCCCCGTCGGCATCGCGATGCGCGCCGCCAGCTTCTCCACCCCGGCCGGGTAGTCGTGCACCACCCGGTGGAACGCCTGAAAAACGTCAGTGATCGGCCGTTCGGCCATGTGAATCCCCCCTTGAGCTTCACCTATCTTTTCGGGGGCGCGCGGCTATTGTGTGTAGCTGCGATGGGTGCTCTGCGCACCCCCTCATGCCCGGCCCAGCCGGGCGTTTTTTTAGCCGACCGTCATGCCGCCCGCTTCCGCTCCCCGTCCAGGCTCTCCGTCAGGCGCACCACAATCTCCGAATTCCGGCTGCGCCCGGCGCGCTTGCTCGCGGCATCCAGCCGCTCCAGCAGCCCCGGGGGGAAACGAACCGACACCGCCTGGTCGTCGGCCTTGGCGATCACTCGATCCTTCATGTCCATGGTCTTCTCTCCTACAGGATGGCTACACGGTGTAGTTATGTGAAAACTACATCCTGTATCTATTCATGTCAAGGAAAATTTGGTTACATCCTGTAGCCATGGCAATGGGAATCAGAAAGACCTCCGAAATCGCGCCGCTTGGCGTGCGCATGCAGCCATGGCTCAAGGACGCGCTCGCCGAATCGGCGCAGCGCAACGGCCGAAGCCTGAACGCCGAAATCGTCCTCAGGCTGGAAAAGTCCTTCCAGGAAGCCGCCCTGCCGGCCGTATACCCCGCCGCGGCCGAGCCCGGCACGCCCTATCCGGCCTGCCAGCCCATCCTCACTCAATGCCAGCAGATGATGCTCGACGCCTTCGATCGCCTCCCTGCAGACAAGCGGCTCGCCCTCATCACTCTCCTCAAATGACCGTGCGCGCCGCCATCCTGCTCGCCGCCGCCCTGGCCGCCTGCGCCCAGCCGCCCGACCCCGCATACCGCGTCGTCGGGCGGCACGGGCCGATGGTCTATGTGGTGATGGGGCAAGCGATGCCGCGCGAGGCCGGCGCATGGGCGGCCGCCGTGCGCGAAGCCTGCGGCGACGCGCACATCTGCAACGTCAAGATATGGACCGATCCGGCGCGCGCAGCGCGCGGCTTCCCGATGACCGACCTCGAGGTCGAGGCCATCCAGGCCGCCTACCTCATCAACCGCAGCACCGGCGCCAACGAGTTCATCTGCCACCCGTTCGGCAGCGCCGGACAGAACTGCTAGTAGATCTCGGCCCTCAAACCGCCGCCGGCCGACACTGATTGACCGCCGGCGCCAGCATCCACAAATGCTGCGGCGTCACCCGGCGCAGGCTGTCCGCCCGGAACAGCGGCTCGCCCGCCACGTCGAACGCCCACGCAATCAGCTCCGAGCAGAACCACGCGTCGTCCGCCTGCCAGTCGCGTCGCAGCCCCAGCCCCGCGATCGCCTTGTAATCGTACGGCCGCCCCACCTGGCTCCCCGCCGCCGCCAGCACCGCCGCCGGGTCGCGGCACGGCAGGTCCACCAGCTCGAACTCGCGCGAGCGCAGCAGCACCACCTCCGTATCGTTCACCGTCACCCCGTCGGGTGGCAGCGCCTCGATCGCGCAGTAGCCGTCGATCAGCGCCACGTGCGACCACCGCGACCACGTCGCCACGCGGATCGCCCGGCTCAGCGCGTCCGCCTGGTTCGTGAATAGCAGGCTGACCGTGCGGGTCATGCCGGCCACCCTTCGGAAAAGTCGTACATCCGCAGCGCCGCGATCTTCTCGGCGTTGGTGAGCGAGCCGTCCTCGGCAATGGCATCGACCGCCTCGTAGTGCGCCGCCTCCGCATCCCAGCACAGCGCCACCCGCTCGCCCAGCGCGTCGAATACCCCTGCGATCTGCGCCGCCGTCATCTGAACGTGACGCCTCTCGGCGGTCTTGACCTTGAACTGGCGATTGGGCTTGCGCCCGGAGAGCTGCAATGCCTGGGACAGCAAAGAGAGGCTGCCGGGGTCTGTCTTGACCGCCACGCCACCCACTACCGCGCCACCAGACTGCACCGCGTCACGCTTTTTGGTGATCCTGTCCTTGACCTCGTCCAGCACGTCGGCCACGGTCGGGCCGGGCGGGGTCGGCATGGGTTCCGGGCGGTTCCCGTCCGCCAGCCAAGCCCGGTACGCCGCCCAGTCCTCCGGGTCTTGGTGACGCCGGATGACCTTGTTGTCGGCGAGCCGCAGCACGCCAACTTTGAGAAGTCGGTAGCTCATAGCGAGAACTGCATCATCTGGGGCATGCCGTTGTCCGTGTAGAACACCGTCACCACCGGCATCGACATCGTGACCGTCACGGAATAGAAGTCGCCATCGTTGCGGCACGAAGACTCCAGCACCGCCGCGCGGATCGCGCTCGGCAGCGTGCCGGCGCCGCCCTCCGCCCAGTACAGCGTGTTCGAGAACGCCAGGTCGGACGTCACGGCCGCAACGGACAGGAATTGCGCGTAGGCATAGACGCTTGGGTAGCTGCCGCTGCGGCTGCCGGTGAACTCGACCCTGATGTTCGTTACCACGCAGCCGTCATGCAGCGCCTCGAAAGCGTCCGTGACGGCCATGTCGCACTTGCGCACGTAGCCGCCATTGCCTGGCGCCAGTCCAACCTGTGTAATCGAGCCGTCCCAGGCGGTGTTGAAGTCGCCCTGGTTCGACAGGCTCGTCACGATCGACGGGTAGGCTATCTGGCTCATGCGTTCGCGTAGCCCTGGATGAAGCTGCCCCAGTAGGTCGTGCCGTCATAGAAGAACAGGTACAGCGCCGTCGACAGCGCCGCCTGCGTCGGTGGCGAGCTCGGCCACTTGACCGCTCCGGGAAAGCTCATCTGCCGCGCCGACGCGGACGTGTTGATCACCTTCAGCACCAGATTGCAGGGGCCTGATGGTGCCGTGAAGGTGAACGTAGTCGCCGCACTGACCGAGCGGCTGTGCCGCTGCCCGGCAGTCCAGTCGACAGCGGTTCCGCCTGCCGTCTGGAGCGTGTAGGTGGCGCTCTTGACCCCGAGATTGCCGGTCAGCGACCCGCCAGCTTTCGGCAGGTACCGCGCGTCACCCCAAGCCGTATCGAACGACAGGCTGACATTGCCGGAGAGGTCGCCCCCGCCGGAGAGCCCGGTGTCAGCCGTGATGGTGCGCGCCTCGATCGCAGCGATGCTCTGCTTGAGTCGACCCGGCATCCCCATCATGATCCCGAGCAGCGGCGTGATCGAGCCGCCCGTAAACGCACCCGAGGCGTCGTACGTCATGCTGCTGCGCGTCTCCACGGTGTCCCAGGTGCCGCCGCTGTCCTGCGAGTATTCGGCGGTGACGGCGGTCACGTTGCCGTTCGCCCCGCCTGTCGTGCCCCACGTCAGCGTCAATTTGATCTGAAACACGCCACTGGTATACAGCACCACGGCAGGCTGAATCGCGGTGCCGCCACTCTGCGAGTACGTCCAGCCGGTCAGACCGGCGATGTCGGCATTGCGCAGCGCGGCGATGTTGTCGCGGATCGACTGCAGCATTTGCGTGCCGTTCTGCGTCGTGTGGTCAGGTTTGGTTACGTCGAGTTGTGTATAGGCCATCAGGAAACCCCGTAGAACGTGCCTTTGAAATCGCTCGCAATGCGGGCGCCGTCTTTATCGAAGATGCTCACACCGAAAGCGTTGGTGAATATCTCCGCCGAGTCGACGACCAGCGTGTAGCCGTTGAGCCCGGTCCAGTGATAGAACGCGAGGGACACCCAGTAGATACCCGCCGGCACCGTGTAGGTGCCCTCGACGAGCTGCCACCCGGACGCGAGCGCCCCGTTGGCGATCATGTCCGTGTAGCTCGTGTTGTTCGACGAGGTAACGTAGTCGCCTGTCGGATACGTGTCCTTCTCGTGGAATCGGAAATAGAAGCCACTCGCAGCCGCACCCGAGCAATACACCCACGCCTGCGCCTTGATCACCTGTCCCGGCCGCACCGCCATCGCCTTCGAGCCGGCGCCATAGTTCAGTGTCGTGCTGTCGAACAGCATCGCTGCCGAGCCGTCATGCACGGTCGACGTTGTGCGTGAAACTGTCCCGGTACCATTGCAGATGGCCCAGTCGGTCAGTGTCGCCTCCTCGAAGCCAGGGTTGAGAAGCGTCGGCGCCGTCCCGACCGCGATGGCGTTCGGCACCCCGCTGCGGGCGGTGTCGCCGATCGCCGTGATCGTGATGTCCTCGACCGCGACGTAGCTGTTCACCAGCCGCACCACGGTTTCCTTGGTTGCGCTGCTGGTGCCTTCGAAATGCTCCTCGCGCGGCACAGCGTCGAGCCGAATGTTCTGGTTTGGCACCGTCACCTTCATCGTCGAGGTTGTCAGCGCCTCGTGCTTCAGCCGCGCCCATCGGCCCGTGCCCTTCACGCTCAGGCCGTCGAAGTATTCCCAGTCGGTCCCATTGGACGACAGGCCGAGGTAGCTCGCGTGCGTGCCACTCACATCCTCGACCGTTGCCTCGCCGGTCCACTGGCCGGTCAGCTCGGTTTCGAAGTCGTCAGTGTCCTCGCCCAGCCAGGTGCTCGTGATGCTGTCGTGGTAGCTGGCGATCGGCTCGGTGTAGGTGCCCATCGGATTCGGGAACTTCGTCGCCCACGAAACCCCGTCCTCCGTGACGTAGTACGTCTTGGGGTCACCGGGGATGGTGTACGCCTGCATGTTCGTCAGCGTCGGCGTCGTCTGGTCGTAGACGTTGACGAAGAAGGCATTCGCGTCGGAGGTGACCTCGATGGTCTTGCTGATCGCGTTGGCGCTGTACTGCTTCACGCTGTCGATCGCCTTGACCCCGATTTTCCAGGTGCCGACCGGGATGTCGCTGGTCTGGATGCGCAGCGCGTCCACGATGTCGATCAGCGTGCCCGTGTCCCAGCTCCCGGCGAGCGGCCAGTAGCGCCACTCATAGCGCCACACGTCGATGTCCACCGCCGGGTCGCAGTACCCGTACACCGTGCCGCCGACTTCGAAGGCGTCCATCGCCGGCACGTCGCTAGGCACCAGCCCCTTGCCGAGCGCCGTCACGGCGTCATCGGCCCATTCGCCGATCGCGCCGATGTCGCTCACCGCCGCCACATTGAGCGTGTAGACGACGCCTTCCTGCACCGGCCCGCTGCGCCAGATCGGGTCGACCGGCGAGCCGGTTGCAATCTTCTGGCCCGCCGCCCACATCTCGACCCGGTAGTCGCGCAGGTACGTATAGTCGACCGCGTCCCAGGTGAGCTTGATCCGGCTGGCCCAGGTGCCGTTCTGGAGCTGATACACCTCCTCGACAGCCGATGGGTTCTCGATCCCCGGCGGCGCGGCCGGGTCGGGCAGGCTCGTGTCCGGCGTGCTCGGCTCCGCCGCCACCGCATCCGAATAGCTCGCCTCGTCATACTCCCGCGCCGCGATCCGGTAGCGGCCCGGCTCATCGATGCGCACCCCCGTGCAGCGCGCCCGCTTGTTCGTCAGGCCGAGCGCGTGCGACACGTCCAGCACATCGCCCTCGGTGATCGCCAGCGCCTCGTCCCGCAGCATGAACTCCAGCTCCAGATCCTCGAGCAGGAAATGGTTCAATCGTTCCGTCGCCTCGCGCACCGCCTGCGCGTGGCTGAAAATCCCCAGCAGCGAGACCGTCGAGAGCCGCCACGGCGTCGTCCCCTCCAGCACGCCCAGCGCGTAGGCAAACGCCGAACGCTCGGCCCACGGCGTCACCCCCGTGTCCGTCCAGCGCACCTCCATCACCGTCGGCGTGTTCAGCACCCCCCGCTTGCGCAGCCGCAGCGAGTTCTCCACGATCCCCGCCAGCCCGTCGCCGGAGACCACATGGTCGACCGCGCGCGGGCGGTCCGGCACCAGCCGGCGCGCCGCGCCGCGGCCCACCACCCAGCACCCCGCATACGTCCGCAGCGCCTCCGTGTTCTCCCGGTGCGCCGCCGGGTTGTCGATCACCAGCCCGATCCTGCGGCGCTTCTGCCCGCCCACCAGCTCGTCGTTCGCGTCCGCCGTGTCCCCCACGCTGTCCCAGTCCAGCGTCCGGCCCCGGCCATAGCGCGTGTTCGACAGGTAATCCGCCGTCGCCAGCGCCGGGCAGTCGCTGTACACCGTCAGCCCCGAGCGCGGGTCGTACAGCTTCAGCCCGCGCAGCACCGCCTCCACCGTCGGCACCCCGGCCGTCACCCCCTGCGGCACCGCGACCACCGAATACGCCACGTTCGGCATCGTGTCCGAAAAGCTCACCCCATGCGCCGCAAAGGCCGCCACCAGCGTCGGGTCCGCCGTCTGCCCCGCCGTCCCCATGTAGTGCGTCGCCGTCACCCCGGCCGGAGGCGGCTGGTTCCCGATCGTCAGCGACTCGACCGCATCGATCTCCCCCTCCCCCCACACGCACAGCATCACCAGCTTGCCGCCGTACACCAGGTAGATCGGGACCCGCGCCCCCACCCGCGCCGGGCCGTAGATCAGCCGCAGCGGCGACCCCGCCCCCGCCAGCGTCGCCTGCTGCTCCGCCAGCGGCACCGCCGCCGCGTTGATCGCCTCGCGTGGCGCCGGGCCCGTGCCGGGCAGACTCAGATACGCCGGCAGCGGCATCTCAGGCCTGCTCCAGATCCACGTCCGCCTCCCAGCGGTCGCCCTTCCTGCGCGTGTAGCGCGGCGCCGAGGCGAACAGGCACACATACGTCAGCCCGTCGTTCGGGCTCACATAATCGAACTGCGCAGTCGAATTCGCCGCGTAGAACGCATCCAGAGTCGATTTCTGCGCCGAATCCAGCACCGGATGGTTCACCGGGATCGTGTGGCGGGTCGACGAATAGAACACCCGCGCGCGCGCCGTCCCATCCTCGCTGCGGTCGATCTTCGTCGACTTGATCGGCCGCGGCGACACCCCCAGCTTCGTAGGCAGAACCGGATAAGTCGCCATCTACCCGCGCTCCAGCCGGATCGTCTGCCCGCCCCACGTCAGCGTGCTCCCCTCCGGCATCAAATGATTGAACCCCGTCGCCGGAGAAATCGTCCGGGCGCGCGCCAGCGGCTCATCCACCAGCGCGATGCGCGCGCGGTCATAGTTCGAAAAGTCCATCTCGTCCGTCACCCCGTCGAACACCTGCACCGCATCCCCGCCGGCCGGGTTGTCCGTGTAGAACTTCCACACCCGGCACGGCCGCCCCGCCGACTCGTTCAGCGCCAGCGCCGAAGCCAGCAGATCACCGTTCATCAGCTCCACCGACCCGCCGCCGCCGTTCTCGTCCAGCCGCACCTTCCCCAGCCGCCCGCCCAGCCACAGATACCCGCCGAACGTCTGATCCGCCCGGCTCGAAAACCGCGACACCGTCGAGCTCCACACGATCTCAACCAGATAGCCCGGCGTCGTGAACAGCGCCGACGTCGCCGCCAGCAGCGCGGGCGAAAGCGCCTCAGGCAAGATTCACCTCCGTCATCCCGCTCACCCCGGCGCCCTCCACCACCACCGTCGCCGTCCCCTCCACCCGCACCGGCGTATCGGCGGCGGCCTGCTGCGCCTGCGCGGCGGCCATGAACTGCGCCGCGACCCGGTCCATCGCCGTCTCGATCGCCGCCACAATGCTGTCCGGCAGACTCTCGTCGCGCTCCGCCGTGAGCGCGGCGCCGGCCGCGTTGAGCCGCTCCGTGCCCAGCTGCTCGATCTCGTCGAGGTATTGCTCGTACTCGTCGATCTTGATCTTGCGTTCCTCGGCCCCCAGCAGCTGCCAGGCGCTCTTGCTGGTCTCCAGAATCTCCTGCTCCAGCTGCATGATCTCCGACGGGTCGAAGGCCGCCTTCAGCGCCTCCTCCAGCTCCGCCGACTTCGTCCGCAGGAATTCGTACTGGCCTGCCTGGTCCAGCGTGCTGTAGCGCATCTCCTCCGCCGCCGAATCGAACATCGTGCTGGTCGAAGCCAGTGCCGCGTTGATCTGCTGCGCCAGCGCCAGCTCGGTCTGGTAGCGCGACTGCGTCAGGCTCGCCAGCTCCGCCGTCGCCGCCGCGCTGCCGTCCCACGCCGTCAGCGCCGCGCGCAGGTCGGCGCCCTGGTCCTGCCACACCTGCCAGGCGCTGCGTCCGGCCGCCTCGGCGGCCTCGGCGGCGGCGGTGAGCGGGTCTGCGGCCATGTAGTCCTGCAGGCTCACCAGCGACGCGGTGAAATTGCCGAACTGCTCCGCCGTGCCGGAGAAATGCTCGAGCAGCGACTGCACCGACTCGTCCAGGCCCTCCGCCCCCGCCGCCATCTCGCGGAACAGCTTGGTCAAGGCAGTATCAGCGTCGTTTCCGTAGAACGTGCCGCCGTTGGCGCCGCCGTCGAAACGGAACTGGATCCCGTCCCGCTCGCCGACGTCGACGCCGACCGACTGGTAGGGGAGGCTCGTCGCGCCCAGCGCGGTGAGCGCGCCGCCGTACCCGCCGATCGAAGCGAGCAGCGCGTTGCGGCCGTCGAGCGTTTCCTGCGACGGCGCCTTGTCGCCGGTCATCTGCCACAGGCCGGAAGTGGCACCGGTGCCGAGGTCGACTAGGCCGCCAGCGGCCTTGTTCGATGGTTTGCCCCCGAAGATCCCAAGTGCCGAGCCGAGCAGCGCGAGCGCGCCGATCCAGGGAATTGCCGCACCGATCATGCCGATCGCAGACCCCGCCACGCCGGCGCCCATCGCTCCGGCGGCGGCGCTGGACATGCCGAACATCTCGCCGATGCCGCCCGCGATCACGCCGATTCCCTCGGCGCCGCCGAATAGGTTGGCGCCGAGGCCGATCATGTCGCCCACGCCCGCGCCGATCGCGGTGCCGATCGCGCTGGTGCCAATGCTGGAGCCGATGCTGGAGCCGACCGCCGAGCTGCCCGCCGCCATCGCCGAGCCGCTGCCGCCCATGCCGAGCATGCCCATCACCATGTTCGAGCCCATCTGCGCGATGGGCTGGACGATCGGGCGCAGCACCAGGCTCTTGAACAGGTTCTTCGTGGCGTCCCCGAGGTTCGCCGCAAAATCCTTACCGCTCTCGAACCCGCGCATGAGCGCGTCGGTCAGGCTCGACTCGATCGAGTCCGACGTCCGCTTCCACTCCGCCTCCGCGTCGGCTGCCGCCTTCTTCGCCGCCTCGCCGGCTGCCGTCTCGGCGTCCACCCCGGCCTTCTTGTCGTAGTGCGCCTCGCGGGCCTTCTTCAACTCGTTCAGGGCGTCGATCTTGTCCCAGATCGCCTCGATCTCATCGACCGCCGCCCCCGCCAGCACTCGTTCCGCCGCCAGCTGCTCCTCCGCCGCGATCGCCGCATCCAGGCGAGTCAGTCCAAGCTCGTGCAGCGCCGCTGCCGAAAGCCCGTATTCCTCCGTCGCCTCGCGCTGGCGCTTCACCTCCTCCGCCACCCCGGCCGCACTCTTGCGGGCAGCTGCAGTCGCCGCCTCCTGCTCCTTCGCCAGCCGCTTCAACGTCTCCGCCCGCAGCTTCTCGGCCGCGTCCAGCTCCGCCAGCCGCGCCCGCTCCTGCAGGTTAGCCGCCGCCGCCGCCATGATCTCCTTGCGCAGCTGCGCCGTCGGGGCCCGGGCCGCCTCACGCGCCATCCGCACCGCGTCCTGCTGATCCTTGTTCATCGACAGCGCAGCCGTCTCGGCCTGCAGCGCAGCGAGATAGTCCTTCGACTTCGAGACCGCCGAGGCGTAGTCGCGCGCCGCCGCCTCGGCCGCCGCCTTCGCCTTCTTCTGCGCCGCCTCGGCCGCCTTCCGCGCATCGGTCTCCGCCTTCAGGGCCGCCTCGTCAATCGGCGCAGGCTCACCCCATGAGCCACTGGCGCCGTGCTGCCGCGGCGAGCGCATCGCCCGCACGTCGTCGGTTTTCCAGCCGCCGCCCGTGATGAAAAACGCCAGCTTGTCCGCCCAGTCGCCCTGCTCGATCACGTTCTTCATGTCGGTCAGCCAAAGCGACATCCGCGACATGAACCGCTCGGTCCAGCCGCCGACAAGCTCAGTCTTCCCGATTGATTCCAGCAGATCGTCCCAGGCCTTGCCGAGATCGTTGGCTTCCTTGGTCACCCCATGCTTCATCGAAGCCGCCACGCCATCCAGGCCTTGCGCGCGCATCGTGTCCAGGATCATCGTCATCGCTTCGGCCTGGCGCCCCGTCTCCACCAGCGCCTTGATCATGTCCTTCTGCGCATCCGAGAACGACACCCCGGACCGGCGCAGCGCCGTCAGCCCGTTCTCCGGGTCTTCCAGCGCCTTGCCCAGCTGCAGCACCGCGCTCTTCAGGTCCGTGTTGAAAGTCGCCGCCAGATCGGCCGACATCCGCATCGCCTGACGGAACGTATCCCCCTGAACGTTCTTGAACGTCAGCATCATCGACGCCGCGTCCTGGATCTCCTCCTGATCGAACAGCGTGCTGCGCGCCAGCTCCTCCCCCAGCGCCCGGATGTCGCCCAGCGCCAGCTTCGCCGCCCCGCCCGTTGCGCGGTAAACCGCCTCCAGCCGCGCCCCGGACTGCTCCACCTCCATCACCTCGGCCAGCATCTGCCGGCCCGCCGCCACCAAAAACAGCCCGATCGCCGCGCCCGCCGCCGCCGCCGCCACCTTCACCCGGGTCAGCATCTTCTCGTTCGCGTCCAGCGCGTCCAGCTGCTGCCCCAGCGCCCGAACCGAATCCAGGTGCGTCCCCGTCAACCCGCGCAACTGCGCGTCATACGAAGCCACCTCGCCGCGGGTCATGCCATAAGTGTCCACCTGCCGCCGCAGCGACGACACGAACTCGTCCGACTGTCGATTCGCCGCCGCCAATGCCGCCGAACCCTTGTTCACCGCCGCATTGAGCCGGTCGATCTGCGCAGCCGCCTCCTGCGTCCCGGACTTCAGCCCGGAAACGTCTGCGTTGATGTCGATACGGACTTCGTCGTCGCGGTCTGCCATGCAAGCCATCATCAGCCATGCTGGCAAGCCGTTTCACGGGGGGCGAATGTGCATGAAAAAGGGCGGCCGAAGCCGCCCGCTTAACCCCTCCCCATTGAGGGGGAGGGGTTGGGGAGAGGGTGAACGAATATCTGGAACGGCGCCTCACGCAGCCCGTTCATCGACAGAAATACAAGCGGCCGCAGCGCGCGCACTCGAAGACCTTGTGGCCTTCGGCGTTGATGAGGCGGAATTTCCAGCGGTGGCGGCGCAGCACGCCGCAGAACAGCCAGTGCTTAATCCGCTTCACTGGGGGACCAGTCTGGTGCCGCAGTGCTTGCAGACCCGCGCGCCCTTCAGAATCAACTCCTGGCATTCAGGACAGCGGACATGGGTTTCTGGTGAGATGCCGTCAATTCGCTGGGGCCTCGACACGGCGGCCCAGAACAGGGTGGCAAGCCAGCCGATTCCGGTCCAGCCGATGATGAGGTTGATGAAGAAAATCAACCCAAGCTGGTGGTGGTTACGGGCGTTCGCGATGAGCAGCGGTAGAAAATAAATCGCCAGCCCGGCGAGCAACAAGATGACGGCAACTAACTCAGACATGACGCCCCCCTTTGGATGAGCGCCGAATTTCGCCTTTCAACCGCCTCCAGTCAACCCCCCGCCTCGCTCGCCCGCTTCCACGCCGCCCTGAACCCCGCCTCAACCGCCCGCAGCAGATCCAGCGCGCGCAGCCGGCGCCAGCCCAGCGCATCGATCACATGGAACGCCGGCGTGTAGTCCAGCCCCGTGCGGCCGTTCAGACCGGTGCGCCATTGCGTGGCCAGCCGCAGGTACAGCTCGCGCCACACCGGCTCCTCCCATTCCAGCGCGGGCGGCAGGTCGGCCGGGTCGGGCCGGCGGCCGCTGTCCACGATCGCCTTGATGTACTCCCACCCGACGTCGACCTCCCACGCCGCTCGCGCGGCTAGCCGTTTTTTGCGTCCTCCACCTCCGCGTCGAGCGAGCGCGCGGCGTCCATGCTCTGGTTGATGATCCACGGCGTCACGCTGAACGCGAACTTCTCGCCGAAGCGCTTCCGGTTCGCCTCCGTGCATTCCTGCTTCACCCCGCGCCAGTCGATGATCGCGTGCGCCGCGAACAGCCCGGAAAACGCGATCGCGTCCACCGCGCCGGAGCGCTCCTTTCCGGCCCGCTTCTGCAGCCGCTCGTAGGTGCGCGGGTCCACCGGCCGCAGCGTGAAGCCCACCCCGGTTTCCGGGTGGGTCGCCTCGAACGAATCTTCCTTGTCCAGGTCCAGCATCGGCATTGCTTCCATCTTCTCTCCTCGTTCAATGCCCGGCGCGCGGCCGGGTGGTCATCAATAGGCGGTCACGTCGTTGGTCAGCATCACCAGCGGCAGGTTGCCCGCCGCGTCGCGGTGCGCCTCCCAGTCCAGCTCCACGAACAGGCCGGACTTGCCTTCCTTGGGCGGCGCCTTCTCGGCAAAGCTCACGTTCGGGATATCCCACACCAGGCTGAAGACATCCGAGCCCACCGCCGCGTTGCTGGTCAGCCGCAGGCGCGTCGAGGTGTCCGCGCGGCTCAGCGCATAGGCGCCGGCGGCGTCGAACACCGTCTTCACCTTGCCCTTGATCGAGATCTCGCCCTGGTCGATCAGCCCGTAGCCCTCAAGACCGTCCGGCAGCAGATAGCCCTGCATCCCGTTGTTGACCGAGATGTCCCCGGACACCACCGTGCCGAGCGCCGTGTTCGAGCCGTTCGAAATCCGCCCGCCCGAGCCGCACGCCCGCACCGAATCGAATGACGTCGGCGTCGCGTCCCACGTCGTGCCGTATTCGGTCTCCGCGCCGGCCAGCACGTCCATGCTGATGTCCTGCTCCGCCGCCGTCAGGTCGTAGGCCAGCGAATTCAGCTTCACCCCGTCGGCACGGTAGAACTTCGAAAGGTCCGAATGCCCCAGCTCCAGCAGCGCCGACGGCCGGTCGTTCAAGTCCACCGGGAACAGGTGCGTCTTCAGCGTCGCCGAAACCGCGATGTCGGCGTCCGACTTGTCCGTCGAGGGCAGCGCGCCGGCCGCCACCGTCACATGGATCGAATGGTCCGCCGTGTCGGATTCCAGCGTGAAATACCCGCCCGCCGTCACGTCCACCGGCGTGCCGGCCGTGCTGTCGCCCTGCGCCTGCCAGGCCAGCGTCTTGCCCGTGTTCGTGTAGGTCAGCGTCCCCGCGCCCGCCGTGCAGGTCGCGTGCGCGTAGTTCACCGTCACCCCGGTCACGTTCGTCGGCTGCTTGGTCACCGCCTTCTTCGCGCTGGGCACGCCCAGCAGCAGCGCCATCCAGTAGCCGATCCCGCGCAGGTCCAGAATCGACTTGATGTTGCCAGCCACCTCGGCATCGCCGCAGCTCATCTTGCCCGGCAGCGGCGAGGCGTTGATCGAGTTGTCGCGCACCTTCTTCGGGTCGCGCCCCACGTTGTAACTGGTGAACGGCAGCCGCACCGCATCCGGCGACCCAGGCGCCGTCCGGAAAGTCGTCTCCCGCTGGTACAACAACTGCATCAATGCGCCCTTGCCTTGTGCCATGATGGCCTCCTGTAGTCAGAAAAATAAAACGATCACGCCGGGCCGAACCCGTGCAGCACCCACCCCGCGCGACGGGTCATCGCCATCAGCTCCGAGCGCGGCACACGCTGCGCCACCCCGCGCCGCCACATCCGCCCCGCGAACATCAGCGCAGGCGGCCCGTCCAGATAAGCCACCGCCTCCACCGCCTCCGAACGCTTAGTGACTTCATCAGAGGGGCCGGGGGAGAGGGCCGCGCCTGTCTCCCCTCGCCCGCTCGCGCCTGTCTCCACTCTCCCGCTCGCGCCTGTCTCCACTCTCCCGCTCGCGCCTGTCTCCCCTCTCCCGCTCGCGGGAGAGGGGTCGGGGGAGAGGGAAGAGGTCTCCGCAGGGGAGAGGGCCGCTTTCTTCGCCATCGCTCAAAACCTCCATTCCACATACCCGCCCGCGAACCATTCGCCGGCCTGGTCGAGCTCGCCGCGCGCCCCCGCGTGCAGCGCCTTCAGCCGCAGCAGGTCGTGCCAGCCGTACAGCCGTGCCGTCGGCCCGTCGCCGCCCAGCCCGTAGGCCGCGCCCACCCCGCCGCGCCGGCCGGGGCCGATCCACGGCAGCGGGTCCGGCCGGGCATACACCTGGCTCTCGCCGGTCGCCACGTCCAGCACCGCCGACAAGGTGTACGGCCGGTCCTCCGCGTCGAGCTTCCCGGTCGCCGTCACCGCCTTCGCCGGGTCCGCCTGCACCGCAGGCGGCAGATCCAGCCTCGCCTTCGCCGCGCGTGGATACACGTACACGATCCGCGGGCGCTCCACGATCTTCTCCACCGTGCGCACCTCGACCGCCGGCGGCAGCACCGTCGCCACCCCAACCTCCGCCGTCTCGCGCGGCCAGAACGTCCACCCCGCCGCCAGCACGCCGGCCAGCAGCAGCCACGGCAGCGCGCGCGCCAGCAGCGGCGCCAGATCGGCCGGCGGCAGGCTGCGGATCCACGGTTTCAGGTTCGCGCGCTTCATCCCTGCGCCGCCAGGCATTTCGCCCGCCGCTCCAGACTGCGCGTCCACACCCCCCAGCAGCGCCGGTTCGGCTTGCCGTTCACCAGCGTCGAGCAGTCGTAGCCTCCGGCCATCCGGTATTTCGCGTAGGCCTCGCAGGCCTGCGCATACAGGCCCGCGTTGGCGAAGAGCACCATCGAGCTCGAACACGCCGTCGGCGCCCCATACTGGTAGGCGAAGTCCACCAGGATGTCGTATTCAGCCTGCGACAGCGGCGCCGTCACGCAGCGCTTCAGCCCGGCCTCGTCTTTCTGGATGTGCCGCACGCTGCGCTGGATGGCCTGCACCGGCGTGATCGTGTCGCCCATCCGCACCGGCGAGCCGTCGTCGCGGAAGGTCGACCCCAGGCCCACCGTCGGCCGGTCGCCTTTCACCGGCACCACCGCGGTGTCGGTGTAATGCTCCTGCAGCACGACCCCGGCGAACCCTGCCGCCGAGAACACCAGCGCCGCGATCGGAATGCGCGGATGGATCACGCCCGCACCCCCCTGAACCAGTAGCCCAGCATCGTCCCGGCGATCGGTCCCACCGTCCCCGAAAACTCCTGCCACGACGTGATATTCAGCGCGAACGCGTAAGCCGACGCCCCCACGTAGCCGACCACGATCACCGCCGTCAGCGCCGCCGTGAAATTGAACTGCCGCGCCTCAGTCGTCACCCTCGGCCTCCTTCAGATCGGCCGCCAGCCGCGCCTGCGCGATCGCCAGGTGCTTCGACTTGAAATACCACGTCGCCCACACCTGGAACAGCACCGAGAACAGCGCCAGCCCGAAGCCCGCGATCGCCAGCAGATCGTTCAGCGTCACCCCTCCGATCAGCGCCATCACCCCCCCGATCTGCGTCCCCGTCAGGCCGCCTTTTTCCAGCGCGTGCGTCGCGATCTCGTGCTGCATCAGTCCTCCATCTCCAGGTCGATGCTCACCCACCCGTAGGGCGCCTCCGCCTGCCCGCTCTGCCGGAACCCCGTCATCGACAGGCTGCACAGCCCGGGCGGCAGCGCGCGGACGAACGCCTTCACCTCCTCGACCAGCGCGAACTCCGCATCCTCCACGTCCGAGGGGTCGCTCACCTCCGACACCGCCACCTGCCCCACCAGCAGCATCCGGTGGCGCCCGTCCATCGCCTCGCGCCCGTTGTAATTGCGGTAGCCGCCCTCGCCCAGGCTCACCAGCGTCAGCACCCCCGCCGTCAGCTCGGAAGAAGACCGGTCCGCGAAATCCTTCATGTCCCGCGTCACCGTCCGCGTCGGGCACGCCGTGCCAAGCGCCGCCACGATCGCCGCCATCTTCTCCGCCAGCGTCATGCCAGCGCCTCACGCGCCCCGCGCCGCGCGGCCAGTCGCACCAGCTCGCGCACGCGGGATTCCTTCTCGATCTTCGCCGGCCGCATGAACGGATAAGCCTGCGTGCCGTGATGCGAGATGTAGCGCGCCAGCGCGAACGCCCGGTTCTCGAACTCCCTCTCCTGGAAGAAGCGGGCCTTCGACCCTGCACGCTTCAGCTTCTCGCCGCCGCGCCGCTGCTTCGTGCGCACATACGGAATCAGCGCCGTCCAGTCCGGGAAATAGCGGTCCTTCCCGACCGCCGGGCCCGTACCCTCCTCCACCGCGCGCGCGTAATTCGTGCCGGCCACCACCGCCTGATGCAGCTCGCCCACCCGCTCCGTGCGGATCGAATTCCGCAGCGTGCCGAACGCATCGTGCCCGGCCGCCTTGTTCCGCGCCGCCCGCGCCACCTCCTCGGCCCCGCGCGCCAGTGCCTGCTCCAGATGACGCGCCACCACATCCGGCGCGCGGCGCAGCGCCTCGCGCGCCCGCGCATCCCGGATCTCGATATGGAGCTTCACGCCGCCTGCCTCTCGAACTCGTCCAGCAGCGCCTGAAACAGCGCCGCCGGCGTGCCGTTCCTCGGCGCGCTGGCCAGCCCGTCGCGCAGCTGCACCGGCTTCTTGATGTTGCGCAGCGCCATTTCCTTCATCGCCTCCGCCTGCGCCCGCAGCAGCAGCAGCCCGCGATCGCCCGGGCGAATCGTCGTCGAAGCCGCCGTCGTGCTGATCGAGTGCCTGGCGTAGTAGTAGAACTTGTAGGCCGAACCCAGCAGCGCGATCTGCGCCGCCGTCGGCGCCGGGTCCAGGTGGATCTCCATCGCCCCCGCCGCTTCCACCGCGCGCGCGGCGGGAATCCGCCCCGGCCAGTTCTTGTCCCACGGCCGCGCCGTCGTGCTGCCCCACAGCCCCAGCTTGAAAGCATGGAAATCCGCCGGCGCCGCATAGCCCGCCTGGTCAGCCACCAGCGTCAGTTCCCCCAGCAGCGTGCGCGGGCGGAACCGCGCCAAAGCCAGCGCCGCCGCCCCCAGATGGCGAATGAAATCGGCATCGGCCGCAGCCGTGAACACATCCGCCGAATCCAGCAGCCCCGCCTTCAGGTCCGCCACCAGATCGGCTTGAGACATCGTCCCGCTCACGCCAGCGCCCTCGGTTTGTGTGTCATCGCCATCTCAATAAACCACCATCTCTCGATCGACCGTCACCGCGTACCCCTCGCCCACCAGCCGCTGCGCCAGCAGGCCAAGCTCCAGCGCCAGGCGCTTGCCCACCTCCATCGCAGCATCCGTACAGCCCGCCTCGATGCGCGGATCGCGCGGCGTGGCCACAAGGTCGAGCTTGAGGTGAAGCGTGCGTCCATCAAGGCTGGGTGAAACCGGCACGCCTGGTCCTTTCAATCGGCAACCCATGTTCGGATGTGCTGCAGTTTCCGCGTGCAGGCAAGCGGTTTCACGGGGGGCTTTTGTTCAACGCAGCCATGGCGCGTGGCCCGGCCGCGTGCCGTTAACGCACCTCCAACTGCACAAAAGAGGATGCAAAATCCGCACCGGCCAATTGCGCAGCACCGGACGTTTGAGCGGGCCAAAACGAAAGATAGTCACCGTTCGCAATCCGGTTTGGCGCATTGCCCGGACTGTCAGTGTCGACAATGGCGATCCACGGTGACGTGTAGTTGTTGTTCGTGGTCGTGTTTGCTGCCGCGATAGAAGGGATGCGAACATTGCCGTAGTTCTTGGCGCTGCCGTTCTTAACGCGCATCCCGCGAAAACCGACAGCAGCATTCGTCACCGTGACCGTGATTCCTGACCCGTTTGCCGTGGCAGGCATGTTGATCCATACATCGGTCCCGGAAATCCCCATGATCACCGCACCTGCAGGTACCCCAGTGCCGGAAACCGGAGCGCCAATGGCGAGCACGGCAGTCGAGCTGACGCTGGTCAGTTTTGCGCTGCCCGATGTCGTGGTACAGGTAAACGTGCTCGTTCCGGCCACGCCCCACGCGAGGTTGTAGGTGATCCTGCATTCTCTGTAGGCGTCCGGGATGTAGATGCGGTGGTTTACCGAATCGACCAACCCGAGGTCGTCGCGCAGCGTGCCGCCGAACTGGAGGATCGTGGTGTAGTCGCCCACCGGGTTGGCGGATGTCGGGATTGATGTTCCAGTAAACGCGGCAAGCTCATTGCCCGTGTCGTCGAACGGCGTCCCTGTTCCGACGAACACCTTCGCGATGGCGAACGCCGGCTTTCCATCAGGCCTTCGTAGCGATCCGTTTGCGAGCCGCACAAACCCATCCGGCTCCCGCGCCGCCGCCTCCAGCTCGTCCCGTCTGCTGGTCATGATCAGGATTCCTCGTTGCCCTTCCCGCCTTCGTTGCCGGTGCCGTCACCGCCGGCAGCCGGATCCGCATTGACCGCGGCAGCGCGGCGCAGCTTCTCTTCGGCAATGGCCGCGACCAGGCCTTTGCGCGGGGTGTCGGCGTTCTCCAGCTCGTCGAGGCGGGCCAGGTCTTCGTCCGACAGCACGTCGAACGATTCGGTGATGTCCTTGATGCTGAGCTTGATCAGCTGGGCGATGAGGTCGGGCGGCGGTTCGATCACGGCGGCGGCGGCGTCCTCGACCTTCGGCCGCAGGTGCGACGGCACATCCTGTTCGTCAAAATGCCGGGTCTCGCCCGGCAGGATCATGGCGCCGTGCACGTAGATCGGCATGGCGCTGGGGTTGTGTACGGGGATTTTCATCGGTTCTCCTTGGCCGTGTCCCCGCCCCCTTGCGGGAGCGGGTCAGGCGTGGCTGGATCAGCGGTCGACGCGTGCCGCGCCGGAATACAGCACGATGCCGGTGTAGGCCGCCTTCAGCTGCGTGGGGGTGTGCAGCAGCACGAACTGGTCGCCGTAGGCTTCCTTTTTGCCGGTGAACCGGCCGTTGGCATCCTTCTGGTTCTCCAGCTGGCCCATCGCCCACGGCTTCATCATGCGGTAGCGCGTCACGCCGCGCTCGCCGATGATGATGCGCTGGTCGCCCATGTGCAGGCCGGGCGCCGTGGTGCGGAAGTTCGGCACGTCCTTCACGCGGCCGAGGTTGCCGGTCGCGGTGAGGTCGGTGCCGGCGCGCGCCAGGCTCTCGACGAAGCTGCCCGCCTGCTCGATCTGCGTGCGCACCGTGCCGCTCATCAGGCCGAAGTTGGCCATGTGGTAGCGGTCGGACTCGAGCAGGTTCTTCCGCAGGCCGTAGCGGTAGAGGAAGTCGTCCCACTTCTCCTTCACCGTGAGGCTGCCCAGGTCGGTGTCGAACTTGTACACGTTGGTGGTGTAGGTGTAGCTCGCCACGATGGCGTGGGTGTTGGTGGGGGCCAATGCCACGCCAGCCTCGTCGACAAAGCTGATCTCGCCCAGGTTGTAGTCGATGGAGTAGTACATCCCGTCGGCCTGGGTGCCGGTGCCGTCGTACTCGGTGATGTCAACGGCATTGCTCTTCACCGTCACCCCATACAGCGTGCTGCCCACCTGGTTGCCCTGCAGGTCGTAGACCTTCTTCGGCCGCACAACAGGGAAGTTGTCCAGGCAGAAGATCGTCTTGGTGCCGTTGGCGGTGGCCACAGCCTCGTTCACCACGGCCGTGGTGGCGTACTGATCCGCGTCGGCAAGGATGCCGTTGAAGATCAGGTTCTCGGTGTCCTCGCCGATGATGCGCGAGGCGTTGCGCACGTTCTCCGACACCGCATCCCAATTCAACTGGCCGTTGCTGGTCAGGTAACGCAGCTCGTCCGACACCTCGAACGCGATCTTCTGCGGCACCGGGTAGGCGGTTTCGCTGGTCTGCTTCACGCCCGCGCGCGGGATCGCGCCGCCCTCGTACACGCGGGTGCTGGACTTGCCGGCGGCCGTGCCGTCGCGGTAGCTGTAGGGGATCAGTGCCGACGCCGAGAACGGCAGCGTGCCGACATCGACGAACTGCAGGCCGATCAGACCGTACAGCGCCTCGCGGATCACCGTGCGCTCGAAGATCGCCGGCACAGCCACGTCGGACACCAGGCCGTCGCCGGCCGCCAGCAGCTTGTGCTCGGCGTGCAGCTGCGCGCCGTTGGCGGCGTCGAACGCGGCCAGCACCTTGGCGGCGAACTGCTTGTTCTTCTCCGGCAGCGCGCCGCCGGTGCGCTCATAGCGCTGGGCGTCGGAAAGCTCCAGCAGGCCCACGCGGCGGTCGATGGTCTCCTGCAGCGCCTTCACGTTGTTCGAGCTGTCCACGCTGATGTGCACGTTGCCGGCCGGGAACTGGTAGCCCATGCCGGCCAGCTTGCGCGCGGCGGCGACCTCGTTGCCCTTCGAAATCTGCAGCTCGGCCAGCTTCTTCACCTGGGCCGCACTCATCTCGGCGGTGATCAGGTCGCCCACCTCGGCGGCGAGCTGCTTCTTCGCCTCGTCGTCCAGGCCCTGCGCGGCGTTGATCGTGTCGGACAGCAGCTTGAGATTGCCGTCGCGCGCCTCGGCCAACTTCTTCGCCTCGTCGGCTTCCTGGGCGCGGGCTTCGGCCAGGATGCGGGTGACGTCGGCTGCGGTCAGTCCGGCGCTCGGCATCGACAGGGTGATGGAGGCGGGCTTGTCGCCGATCTGCGCGGCCAGCTGCTTGCCGGACTCGGCGAAGGCCTCCATCAGCGCCTTGGCCGCGGCCTCTTCGGTCAGCGGTTTGACGGCGTTCTCGAAGGCGTCGGTCAGCGATTTGACGACGGCCTCGGCCAGTTTCATGGCGCCGAGCTTCTCGGCGAGCTGCTTGATGAGTTCTTTCCACATGGTTTCGATCTCCTGGAGTAGGGTGGATTTCAGTTCGGGGTGAAGGTAGGTCGGCGTGTCGCCGCTGGACTCCGAGAGCATCACGGGATCGAGCCGCTTGATGACCGGACGCACGGTCAGGCCCGCACCGAGCAGGACGCAGCCGTGCTTGACGCCGGCCTCGTTGTCCTGCCAGTCCTCGTGGAACTCGGCGGAGAGGTATTGGTAGCCCTTGGATTTGATGGCATCGACGCCGTATGGCGTCCACTCCACCAGGGCGCGCAGGCGGTCGCCCTCGACCGCCAGCTTGACGACCTTGCCGGCCGCGCCGTTGTCCGGGCGGTGCGAAACGTCGATGAAGATGTCCTGCCCGTAGGTGCGCGCCTCGAAATTGCGCACCATTGACAGCAGCATCTCCCGCGAGATCTCGAACTTCCCGTAGCGCGGGTCGGAAAACGTGCCGGTGCGCGTCACCGTCACCCAGCTGGTGGTCTTGCCGTCCTCCAGATGCACATGGAGCCCGGACAGGAATCGCACTGCCCCGGGATGGTCTGCCGCTTCCAGCTTGAAGTGTCGTGCGCTCCGCATGGCCGCCTCTCGAATAAGGGCCGCACGCCGGGCGCGTCAGGGAGGAGACCCGGCCGAGGAGCGACCGGATACCCGAGTGCGGTTGTGCTGGAGTTTCGGCAACACCGCAAGCGGTTTCACGGGGGGCGTTTGTTCAGGCGCCGGTTTGCCCCCCTCTCCCACTCGTGGGAGAGGGGCCGGGGGAGAGGGAAGGTTTACGCCTTCCGCTCGATCCGCGCCCGCACCTTCGACCACGGCGCGCGGATCATCCCATGCGTCAGCTTTCCTTCCTTGAACGCCTCGTGCTTGTGCGCCCCCAGCACCCCGCGCTGCTGCGCCGGGGTCAGCCGCTCCAGCGCCTGCATTGGGCTTTCCTTGCCCGTCCGGTCGGCTTCGCTCACCTCGTCCCGGAACACCACCTCCACATAGCTCAATGTGTTCGGGTGGGCCGGCCACGGGCAGGCCTCGCGCGATGGATACACGCCGGGGCCCAGGCCGTGCAGGTTGGCCGTGGCGTGCAGGTCGCAGATATCGTGCTCCGGGTGGGCGGGAGACAGCAGAAAGCGCACGCCCGCCGCTTCCGGATGGGACAGCGCGCCCTCGATGTAAGCCTCGCCGTGCGCCCGGTTCAGCTCCGTGCGGAACAGGCGCATCGCGTTGTCCATCGGCGAGCCGGCCCCGGTCAGCGCCTCGCCCGCGGCCTTGCCGATCCTGCCGGCATTGGCGGCGTTCATCTTCGCCGCCACGTCGCCCGGCACCGCCTCGCCGCGCGCCAGGAATTCGCGCGCGGCCTGCACCGCACCATGCCCCTGGATCACCGCGCGCTCGATCGCGCCGGTCACCGCCTCGCGCGCGTGGCGGTCCAGCCGCCAGATGCGGTCGGAGAGCTGCAGGCCGTCCTCGGCAATGAACGACTGCACGAACCGCACCGCCTGCTCGTTGATCCGCATCGACGCCGCCGCGCCGAGCGCCGCCTGCACCGGCCGCGTGCCCAGCCGCGCCGCCTCGGCCATCCCCGCGTCGAGCGCCGCGTCGCGCGCCTGCGCCAGCGCGCCCAGCCTGGCATTCACCTGCGCCAGCAGGCTCTGCAGCTCCTGCAGCGCGATGTTGTCGTCGTTCCCGGCCTGCGCCCGGATGCGCGCGGCAACGTCCGCCGCGGCCTCGCGGTAGAGCCGCTGCAGCGCCTTCAGCGAACGGGCGTCCAGCGCGTCCATGTCGCGCTGCGCCGCCAGCGTGGCGCGCCGGATCGCCGCGCGCTCGGCCGCGCTCATCGCCACGGCCAGTTACTCCCCTCCCCTGCGTGCGGGGGAGGGGCCGGGGGAGAGGGCCAGCGTGCCCACGCCATTACCCAGCATTCCCGATGCTCGTCCCGCTCTCGCCCTTGCGCCCATTCCCCGGCGTGATCTTGACCGACGGCGCGCCCGGCTGGCGGATGGCGTCCGGCTTCGGATAGGGGTCGTAATTCTTCGCCTCCCACTCGCGGCGCTTCCGGACGTAGCTCGGGTCATAGCCCAGCTCCTCCCACACCATGCCCTGCGGCAGTCCAAGCGCCTGCAGCTTGAGCCCGCGGTCGGCGGTCTGGTTCGGCGTCTCGGTGCGGCGCTCGGCGAAGGTGATGGTGAAGTCGTGTTCGTCCGGGTTGACGCCCTTCAAGAGCAGATGCAGGCGGAAGCCCTGCTCGTAGGCGAAGCTCAGCGTGTCCTGGATGACGTCGATCTCGTCGTAGTAGTCGCGCTTCAGGTCTTCCAGGATGTCGCGCGCCATGCCGTCGGTGTAGCCCATCATCCCCTTGGGCAGCGGCGAGCCGGCGAAGAAGGTGTCGAGCAGGTGGACGATGTCGCTCACCTGGTCGAGATTGCTGTCGCCCTGGATCGCGCTGATCGCGCCGTCGCGGTTCATGTAGTAGTCGGTCGTCGCGCCCTCGAACTGGTCCTTCTCCACCTGCGCGCGGTATTTGTCGACGTCTTCCGGCGTTGCCCCCTTGAGCACGTGCGCCAGGCGCAGCGGCGCCCGGGTGCGCCGGCGGATCACCAGGTCTTCCTCGGTCATGGCCAGCTTCTTCCACGGCGTGCGGCAGGCGTCGAGAAAGGGCCGGCCCAGGCTGCCCATGTCGTCGAAGTTGTCTGGGTCGAAGCGCGCCATGAACAGCTGCCACAGCGGAAAGCTCGCCAGCTCGGTGCCGGTGAGCACGTCGTACTGGACGTAGGCGCGGCGCACGTCCTTGAACAGGCCGCTCTGGTCGACGTTGGGCAGGATCGTCTCGGACGGCATCCGCACGCAGCTGACGACGTTGCTCTCCTTGTCGAGCACCCACTGCATCGGCAGGTTGCCCTCCATCACCAGGCCGCGCGCGTCGGATTTGAGCTTTTCCACGCGGTTGAGCTGCAGCCGGCGCTGGAATTCGTCCCACATGCGCCCGAGCTGCTCCTTCCCCTCGGCGATCTGCATCACCAGCCCGCCCTTGATCGTGTCGCGCGCCACCCGGTTGTGGATGCGCTTCACCCGGCCGTCGAGACGGTCCATCTCGCGCATGTCGAGCACCGCCTGCCGCAGGTCCGGGTCCACCCACATCAGCCGGTACAGGTATTTGATCTGATCCTCCGGCGTCGGCCGGCGGCCAACCTCGGAATACCCCGCCCGGGTCGCCGTCTCGTTCGGCAGCATCGCCGCCCGCAGCAGCGCGGTGTCGCGCCGTCCGGTCGCGTTGAACGTCTTTTCCAGCAGGCTCATCGCCGCCCTCCTTGATTCCGGTCGTCGAACACCTCGACCACCTCCACATTCCGCCAGCCGTCGATCAGCCCGGCCTCGTGCAGATCCTTGATGAACGGCACCACCTCGGGCATGTGCTCGTGCACCCGCGCTCGGTTCTCCGCCGCGCGCGCCTGCGCCCGCTCCCCCAGCGCCCGCGCCTTGACTCCCTCCCCCCTGGCGGGGGAGGGCTGGGGAGAGGGGGAAGCATCGCCACGCCCGGTTGCCTTTGCATACTCGTTCGCACTCACGCCGCCAGCCTCCCCGGCATCCCCAGCAGCTGCTGCCGCGACTGCACCCGGCTGCCGATCACCGTCGCCACATCGTCAGCCCCGCGCGTCTCCAGCGCCCACACCGAAGCCATCGCCGCGTCGAACAGGTCGTCGCCGATCTTCGAGTCGGCCATCTTGAACGACGAATAGTCGGCCTTGGTCTTCTCTTCCTTGATGTTGGCCAGCTGACGTGCAAAGTCCCGGAAATCCCGCTCCGTGTCACCCGTCAACCCTCCCCTCTCCCGCTCGCGGGAGAGGGGCTGGGGGAGAGGGCCGTCATCGTCGGAGAGCGAATCGTCGTCGAACCACGGCAGCGCCGCCCGCCCGCCGTGGAACGCGCTGCGCAGCTGCGAGGCCATCGCGTGCTTGGTCATGCCGGCGAAGCGGATCGGGGCGAACGCCCACTGGTGCCACGTGCTCTGTGTGCTCTGGCCGTCGCCGATCGACATCCGGTCGATGTCGGTCAGGCCCAGGCGGAACAGTGCATCGTTCACCGAGGTCAGCAGGCCGATGCCGTAGGCGTCGCCCATGGCGTAGTCCGGCCGGAAGTAGTCCCACAGCGCCACCAGGTCGCGCTCGATCGTCTTTTCGTCGGTGCCGGCCGGCCAGGTGCGCACGAAGGGGAAAGTGACGAAATTGCCCACCAGCTCCGACACCACCAGCGCCGAGCGCGAGGCGTGCAGGCTTTCGCCATGGCCAAGATGGTCGTAGCCGAATGCCACCAGCCCGCGCCGCCGGTAGCGAACCCCTGGCAGCGGCCCGGCGATCTCCAGCCCGGCGGCCAACCCCACCGAGCGCGCCTTCTTGATGTGTTTCTCCCAGATCCAGTTCTGGCTGGCGATGTTCATGCACAGGAACTGCCGGATCCACTCGCTCTCGGTCTGCTGCGCCCGCATGTTCGCCACCCAGTCGGCGTTCACGATGCCCAGCTCCTGGCCCAGGTACACGTCCACCGTCGGCAGTACGTGGTACTGCCCGGAGTCGATCAGCCCCTGCAGCACGTCCGCGCCCTTGAACACACCAGAGATGCGGATTTCCGGCTCGATCTTCACGTCTAGCCCAAGCCGCTCGGAGGCGCCCAGCATCGGCAGGAAGCGCGACAGCAGCCGGTCCTCCGGCATGTCGTCCACCTCCTCCAGCGAGGCGATCGCCAGCGAGTCGCCGTCGATCTGCCCCATGATCCCGTAGGCCGCCGCCTTCGACTTGTTGGCGAACTGGAAGCCCGTGTCCGCCAGCCGGTACCGGCCGCGGTCGAACGCGATCCACGCCGCCAGCATCTCCGACCGCCCGATCGCGTCCAGCATGTACTTCAGGTTGTTCGCACTCTGCTGCTGCCGCGGCGCCACGATCCCCAGCTCGAGCCCCGGGTTCGTCGCCAGCCGCTCCAGGTTGTACAGCTCCTTCGTCGACGTCTTGCGCGTCCGCCGGCACGAGAAATCCAGCGTGTTGCGGTGCTGGTCCATCTCGATCATCCGCAGCACCTGCATCGGGTCCAGATTCACGTTGTGCACGTGCTTGTGCCACAAGGCATGCGGACGGATGCCGGCCTCATCCGGCTTCGCGTAGCGCATGATCGCCGCCTCGGCCCGGCTCGCGACCTTGATGCGCTCGGCTTTGGATGTGCGTTCAGTCATCGTCGTCCCACTCGGGAATGTCGACCGTCTGCCCGGCAAGATGATGCGTGCAATCGGCGAGGAACTGGATGCGGCCGTCGGTCACGAAGGAATGGCAGACCGACGGCACCGTTTCAAACTCGGGCGCCGGACGCCGGCGGCCCAAGTCGGCACGCCAAAGCTCGAGGTCCGCGCGCCCCTTTGGCGTGAGCTCATTCCCCCGCACCAGGATCGACGGCGAGAAGGTCGGCTTCTCGACGTTGCCGTTCCACGACCAGCGTGGACCCTCCCCAGCGCCGTGTCTGATCATGTGCGCGCCGTCGCAGCCAGGACACCAGAACATCAGTCCATTGCCCTCGACGTCGCGCAGAATCTTCGACAGCGCGCTCACCGCGCCGACCTCTCCCCTCTCCCGCTCGCGGGAGAGGGGCCGGGGGAGAGGGAAGCCTCCCACCCCGGCTTCAAGTGCCCGAAATCGCGCGGCTCGGTCACCGCACGATGTTCGCCGCAGATGCCGCACGTTCCCTGGTGAACCGTGCAGACGTGGCCTTCCGGCATGCCGCGCCCGTGCCGGTTCCCGCACGGAATGCAGACCCAGTCCGGATATTCGAACGTCGCTTTATCCATTATTCACCGCCGTTCTGCGCCTGATGTTCGATTAGCACCGGATCGCGGAGCTTATTCGAACGCGCCCGCTCCAGCGCCCCCGCCAGGTTCTCCAGCGCCGCCGTCTGCCGCCGCTGGAACTCGTTCAGACTGTCCCGATCCTGACGATCCGCCTCCAGCCGCCCCATCTCGTCGTCCTCGGCCTCGATCACCTTGGCCGTCATCCCCATGTCGGCCAGCGTCAGGCCCACTCGCGACAGCAGCTCGCCCAGCGGCTTGAAGAGCGGGTGGGCGATGATGCTTTCCTTGACGATCCGGCGGCGCCCCTCCTCGTCGACGTATTCCGCCACGAGCACCTCGCCGTCCTTGTTGGTGTACCACTTCACCGTCTCCTGCTTCACCCCGTCGACGATGATGGTCTGCAGGATCTGCTGGATCACGGCGAAGAGGGAGGACTGGAGATCCGCGTAGATCCCCATCAGGTGCTTTGGATTGCGTTGCTCGAACGCCGCGTGGTGCATCATGAAGAGCTCGGTCTTCTTCACGCACGCCGGCTGGCTCTGGCACCACACCCGGTCGACGTCGCACGCAGAGCAGAAGTCGTAGCCGTCCGGCTTGGCCGGGAAATACGTCGCCGTCCGCGCCGTCATCCCGTGCTTCATCCCGTTGAAGCGCGTCCGCAGCGCCTCCTCCGGCGTCGGATGCCCATCCAGATTCGCCGCCGACGCCGCCCGCCCTTCCTCCGTCCTAGGCCCCGTCGCGTTCGCCCAGGCCTTCAGCAGCGATTTCTCCCACGAGGCCTGCCCGCACTCCGCCCCGCACTTCGGACACGGCGCGTAGTAGACATAGGGATGGTGCTCCTGCTCCGGCGCGTCCTCCACCCGCCCAGGCTCAGCCTTGAACGACTGAAAGCAGGGCTTGCAGTAGAAATTGATCTCCGACAGCGGTTTCGATCGATCCTTCGCCATGCTGGCCATCATCGGCCACGCCGGCAAGCCGTTTCACGGGGAGCAAACGTTCAGGCCACCGCCCGCTTCCGATAAAATCGGGTCGGCAGCGGGAACTCGATCACTTTGGTTCTCAGTAAGACCGGGTCGGGGAGCCAAACATCGCTACTGTGAACCACGTCGAATCCGGCACGGTTCACGAGCATCTCAGGCCGGTATTCGATCCGGACGCCATGGTCTTCCAGCACGATCTCCTTGATGAACCCGGCGAA